ACAAAAACTAAGTTTTTGAAGGAGAGACCAATGGCAATTTTAACACAAAACAAGCCGTATACTTTGGCGGAAGCCAACAAAGCGGCTGGCAATGTGGAGACCGGGAACCTGCTGGCAGACTTCCAACAGAGAAACGCCTTCCTTGATGAAGTAACATGGTTCCCCACCACGCACGGATCACACACCGAAGAATTAAAGGCTAAGCACCTTGAAGGTGGTGAATTCACAGAAGTTAACGCGGGTATTCCCGCAGTTGGCGGAACGGCTGATATCCTCAAAGAGCCTGTCAAGATTTATGAAGGCGAAAGCGAAGTGCCGGATAAGATTTTGCAATTTGCAGACGATCCTTATAAGGCGCGGGATGTTTACGACACGATAAACCTTGAAGGCATCATGCAGGATTTTAACAAGCGCATACTTTACGCGAGAAACGCTGGTGACAGTAAAGCTTTTAAAGCCCTTACGGAAAGAAAAAACTTGGTAGACCCCAAGAATTTCGTTTTTTCCGCAGGGGGAACAGGCACAGGATTAACCAGCGCATGGTTGTTTGAATTCGGCAAAAAGGGTTTTCATTTTATTTATGGCAAGCACACCAGCCCCGGACTTTCAAATACCGACAGGGGAATGTTAAACCGCCCCGCGCCGGACGGCAAGGGATTCCACGATGTATGGGTAAGGCAGTACGCCATTAACGCCGGAATTGTGGAAGGTACTTCCCGGTCATTTATGCGTATTTGTAACATCGCAGTAGACCCCGATGACCCCAAACACTTCGATCCGAAACTTCTCATATTGAGATGCAAGCCGTTCTTGCCCACGCCCGGAGGCGGAAACGCCGTTCTGTTTGTATCGCCCAGCGTATACGGACAGATTGAAGCCGCCGCTTGGGATAAGGGAAACGCCAGTATCACAATTAGCGAGATTGAAAACTTTGGATTAGTGCCGAGAATAGTCGGCATCCCGGTTCGCCCTTGGGACTCGATCAGCGAGAACGAGAGCGAAGTAGCCGCAGCGTAAGGAGAAATAACAATGACCGATTATAAAAGCAGATTCGGGACCGTAACCAATACAGGTTCAGAAAACGTACTGGACTTTGAAACCATCGACCCCCGCGCCGCGATGCAGAGCCACCGCACAGGGGAGCAGCACGAAGCCACGGTAGTGTTTTTTGCCGAAGCGGATATCACAGGCAATGTAACGCCGAAATTGCAGCACAGCGATGATAATTCCACTTTCACGGACCTTGTGACAGGAAGCGTTGTCACAAACCCGAAGGCGGGGAACTTCGCGCTCATACCGATGCCGAAGACGCACAAGAGATATGTGCGAGCCGCCCTCGGAGCCGCGCAAGCTGGCATAACAGCCTACTTGGAACCCGGAGCGGGACAGCCCAGAGAGTAACAAATTTGCGCCGGAGCGATATCCGGCGCATTTTATTCTTTTGTTTCACAGGAGGAAACACAATGAAGTTTTTATGCAATAGGGAGTTTATTCACAGCAGCGCGAACAAAACATACGTTGCCGGAATGGTTTATGTCATTACCGCATTAATAGCGGCACAGCTTATCGCGCTTGACCCGAAAAAAGAGCTTGGCGCGTTATCTTTTTTCACGCCGATGGACGAGGAAGCGATTAATTTTGTCAAAGGGAAAAAGACGGACAAGCCCAAGCCGACAGGCGCGGGAACCGCAACGCCCGAACCGACACAGCCCAAGCCGCCAACGAAAGCGGAGTTGATAGCGAAGGCTAAAGACCTCGGCATACAAGGCACAGGGAACATGAACATTGAGCAGCTTAAAGAGGTTATTGCCGCCGCTGAAAAAGCCAAGTTGGAAAGCGCGGGACCCGCAACGCCCGAACAGGCAACGCAGGGATAAGGAAAAATACCTTGTTTGATGTGGAACACGTTTTATTAACAGACCCGGACGATCCAAAGATCAGGGAAGTTACTACAAGAATGTCAAGATATGCTTGCGCCATTCAGTGGAATGAAGATTTAACAGAAAAGGCATTTGTTGTAGAAACCGAAATCCCCATCGTTTTTACTTGTTACGCGCCAGACAAGGTAACTTCTGAAAAATACGCATATATAACGCCGAAAGGGCAAAGAAGCGGAAGCAGAATTTTTTTAACCCCCGGCGTTATAGCCCTCATAATGTTTTTGAAAAAAGAGGGAATGAACGAAAACACGGTGAAAGCCGCGCAAAAATATTTTTTAAATTATTTTGTTGAAAGAATTGCCGGAGCATACCCTGACGGAAACGACCTGTTGATTAATAATAAAAAAATAATGGGAATCGCCATACATTATAACCCAATAGCCAATACGGCTAACATAAAATTTATGCTGACAATGAAATCAGAATTTATAAAATCATTAACAACGGACGAAGATTTTATCGGAAGGAAGTATACAGGCATTGGCGGAGTATGCGAGGAAACGGATTTAAAAGAAAACGCGATAAGAGAAATGGCGGAAGACTTTATTAATGTAGTATTAAATTGGAGGCCTGATAATGGGCGTAAATAACGATAATAGCGTAGATTATACCGCTTCATGGACGCAGATATGCAACCGCGCCTTAGGAAGAATAGGCGAAGATACGATAACCGACTTATCGGATGGGACAAATACCGCTTCATACTGCGGCAGATTTTTGCCGGAAGCGATAGAGTATATACTCGGTCAATGGGATTTTAAATTTGCCAGAAAACGGCAACGGCTTGCCATGAACGCGGACAGGCCAGCGTTCGGCTGGAAGTATCAATTTAATTATCCTATGGACTGTATACGGCTGGTGAAGGTTTATGGGGGAAACAACGATAAGCCGGAAGAAAGCGAACGCGTACCATACCAAGTGGAAAATGGAAAAATCCTTACAGACGCGGAAGCACTACAGATCATTTATATAGCCCGACCGGATGACCCGAACCTGCTACCCCAATCAATACGAAAGGCGATCAGTACGCACTTGGCGTATTTATTATCCACGCCGCTGACATCGAATGAGCAACTGACAGGATTAATCGCGGTAGAGGCGCAGGCCGCCATCGAGATGGCGAAGAAAGAAGACGCGCAGATGAATTACGACCCGGACGCGGACGGTAAAGATTTTCATGTGGAGGCAAGGAATTGAACATAAGTTTGCTTTATAACGTATTTATGGGGGAGACCAGCCCGCTCATTGCGGCGCGGGTAGACAGCCCGGCGCATGAAATGGGAGCGCGGCGCATGGAGAATTTTATACCCATGCTTGCCGGAGGACTGCGGAAACGACCGGGAACATGGTACGATGGCAACACGAAAGACAACCAGAAAGCCAGATTGATAGACTGGCTTTTATCGGATGGAATTTGCATAATTTTGGAATTGACCGCAGGATTTATAAGAGTTTGGAGGGAATATCAGATAACGCAGGAAATTCCAAACGCCTACACGGAAGAACAGCTTGATAAATTACAGTACGCGGCATCGGCGAACAATATGTGGATTGTCCATCAAGAGCAAGCCCCCATGAAGCTGACTTGGGACGGTGACGAAGTAACGGTAACGCTCCCCACGTTTATCGGGAAGGACTTCACGACAGAAAATAATTGCCCGGGAGCGGTGGCATTTGATTCGGGAAGATTGTGTTTCGCGGCAACAAAGAACGAACCGAACCGAATTTATTTGAGCCGCGCACCCGACAGCCGGACAGGGGAAGATCGTTATACCGATTTTACAACAGAAGACATATACATAACCACAAGGGAAACCGAGACGGAAACAGAAGAAACCGAAAATATAAGTATTACCGCCTCCCATGCAATTGTCATTGAGGAAAACGATATGCACGGAAGCCGCATACAGTGGATAGCGGCTAACAGACATTTTTTAGCGGCCACGGAACGAGCCACATGGAACGATACCGGGGACATACCGACCCCGGCAACCTTCGATATGAACATTATCGAGTACGCGGGATCAAGTGAATTGCAAGCCAAAGGAACGAAAGAAGTAATGGTTTACGCGGGCAGGGATGGGAGATCGCTACGCGCCTTAGTTTGGAACGAGAACACCCAAGGCAGCGGTTATATAGATATGGACATTTCAGAACGCGCCGCCCATTTATTCGGCGCGGGAATTAAAGATTTCGCGGTTGCGGATTATCCATACCCATTGATTTGGATTGTTACTAAAGCCGGGGAATTGATAAGTTGTACGATCAATATAAGGGGAGGATTTTTAGCCTACGCAAAACACCCGACAGATGGGGAAGTGGAAGCCGTAGCGGTCGCGCCGCAGAGGACAGGAGACGCGGTATTTTTTGAAGTGAAGCGGGGAGAAGAACGGAACATCGAACACCTGATTCTTGAAGACTTGGTGAATGATGAATTTTCGGAAAGCCACTACATTGACGCTGGGGAAAGACGAGAGTATAGTACGCCGACAAATACCATTACCGACCTGATGCGATTCGCGGGAAAAAAAATCCGGGTATTCGCGGACGGCGCGATGGGACCGCCAGTAACGGTGAACGAGCAAGGCGAAGCCGAAATGCAAACCGCCGTGACGAAGGTACATCTTGGATTGCCGTACAAGTCGGCATTTTCACCTAACGAGAGGCAGATACCCGCGAACGGTACGAGCGTGGGTAAGAAAAGAAGGATTGAGAAAATCACCCTCAAAATATATAAAAGCCTTGGGGGAAGGGCGGGAACCACCGAGGAAAAATCTAACGAGCTGATAACCCAACGCTTTGGAGGGTACGAATTGGGATCCGCGCCGGAACCGTTTACCGGGGAAATAGACGTGACCGTATCAGGGAATATAGACACGGAAGGAAGACTGGTGATAACGCACGAAGAACCAGTGCCTTTTACCATGCTTGCCCTCGTTGAACGAGTGGCCATATTGGAGGCTTAAGAATGGCGGCAACGACAATAGCGATAGCGGCGGGAGTAGGAGCCTTAGCCACAGGGATCGGAGTTGGGATCAGCGGCGCACAGGGAGCGAAAGCAAACGATAACGCGCAGAAACAACTCGATTTGCAAAAGCAAAACAGCAAGCTCAATGCCGAAAGCCAAATACACGGCATTAATAAAGAAATCTCGGACTTGGAAGCTTCAAAGATACAATATGGGATCAACATACGCGATGCCA